GAGATCGTGGCCGACGAGATCGCCAAGGGTGGGTTCGACCTCATCGTGGTGGACGAGGCGACCGCCTACAAGAACGTGCAGACGGTGCGGTGGAAGACGCTGTACAAGTTGATGCAGCCCACGACGTGGCTGTGGATGATGACGGGCACACCTGCTGCACAGTCACCGATTGATGCCTACGGTCTGGCTCGACTGGTCAACCCGATGGGCGTGCCGAAGTTTGCGTCGTCGTTCCGCGAGATGGTGATGTTCAAGGTCGGGCAGTTCCGGTGGGTGCCCAAGCCCTCGGCAACGCAGACGGTGTTCGATGCACTGCAACCGGCCATCCGCTACACCAAAGACGAGTGCATGGATCTCCCCGAGATGACCTACGTGGATCGCGTGGTGGAGTTGACCAAGCAACAGCAGAAGTACTACGTCACCCTCAAAAACAAGATGATCGTCGAGGCCGCAGGCGAGGCCATCACGTCGGTCAACGCGGCGGTCAACCTAAACAAACTCCTGCAATTATCTTGTGGTGCGGTCTACTCAGACTCAGGCGAGACCATCGAGTTCGACATCCGCAACCGCTATGCCGTGCTGAAAGAAGTTATCGAGGAGTCAGCCAAGAAGGTGCTCATCTTCGTACCCTTCCGCAACTCCATCGAGATCATCACGGCCAAGTTGACCAAGGACGGCTACAGCGCCGAGATCATCAACGGCGACGTGTCTGCGGCCAAGCGTGCGGACATCTTCAAGCGGTTCCAAGAGACGCCCGAACCCCGCATCCTAGTGATTCAGCCGCAAGCGGCAAGCCACGGCGTGACCCTGACCGCAGCCGACACGGTGGTGTGGTGGGGGCCGACGAGCAGCCTGGAGACCTATGCCCAAGCCAACGCCCGTGTTCACCGCGCAGGCCAGAGACACCCAACTACGGTTGTACGTCTTATAGGATCTAACGCGGAACGCCACGTTTACAAAATGCTTGACGCTAAAGAAGATATTCACACACAAATAGTTGACCTCTACAAGGGGTTACTTGACTGAGTGACGAAAAGTCACTACATTGAAGCGTTACTAACTAAAACGGAGATCGAGATGGAAGAGTCTGATAAGGACGGGGGCACTGTTCCCCCTGAGAAATTGGTGAAGGTCTACCTGAAGATGCGTGCGGCCAGAGAGACGTTGGTCAAAGCGCACGAGGCCGAACTCCAGAAGTTGGAAGATGCCATGAAGTCGGTCAAGCAGGGACTCCTTGAGTACTGCAAGACCCAGAACGTGGATAGCGTCCGACTGGCCGACGGCAGCGGTATGTTCTACCGCTCTGTCAAAAAGCGTTTCTGGACGAGCGACTGGGAATCCATGAGCCGCTTCATTTTGGAGCACAAGGTTCCCGAGTTGTTGGAAAAACGTCTGCATCAGGGCAACACGCAAGCGTTCCTTGAGCAGCACCCCGATTTGCTGCCACCGGGGTTGAACGTGGACAGCGAATACACCATCACGGTCAGGAGAACGTAGAGATGGAAGACAAGTACGTAGACATACAGAAGTTGGCCGAACACTTCTTGGTGTCTGTATCGACGGTGCGTGTTTGGATTCGTAAGGGCATCCTGCCTGCCGAGTCCTATCTGAAGGTTGGGAACACGTTCCGATTCAAACTGCCGGAGGTGGAAGCCGCTCTGCGGAATTACACCAAAACGCAAGATCAGAAGATGACCAACCCCCAACCTGTTTCTGTTGACGAAGACTTCTAAGGAGATACGAGATGAGCGAACTGACCCTGTTCAAAGGTGGCGTGCCTGCTTACCTGAAGGAACTGCAAGACGAGACGACCGACAGCCTGTCCGGTGGCGAACTTGGACAACGCCGAATCAGCATCAAGGGCGGTGTGTTCCGCGAGATGATCGGTGCCAAGGAGTACCGCGTTAGTGAGGATCGCGCCATGAACGTGATCATCATCAAGGCGTCGCCCAAGAACCACCGTACTTACTTTGCAGGTACGTACGTGGAGGGGCAAGCAGCGCAGCCCACGTGTTGGTCTACCGACGAGGTGGCTCCCGCACCCGAGGTGCCGGAAGATCAGCGCCAAGCATCGCGTTGCATGGACTGCCCCCAGAACGTCAAGGGTTCGGGCCAGGGCGACAGCCGTGCGTGCCGCTACTCTCGGCGCATCGCAGTGATGCTTGAGGGTGAGGTGGACAAGCGCGAGGTCTATCAGGTGATCCTCCCGGCCACGTCTGTGTTCGGCGATGGTGATAAGGGTAAGTTGCCCCTGCAAGCCTATGCCCGTCATCTGAAGGCACACGGTGTGCCGATTGCCGGAGTCATCACTGAGATGCGCTTTGACACGTCGGTGCCCACACCGAAACTTGTCTTCAAGCCCCTGCGTCAGATCTCTGAGGATGAGTTTGGTGTGGTGCGCGAGATGCGCGATTCGGTCGAGGCCGAGGATGCCATCAAGATGAAGGTCGCCCCGCCCAGGGCCGAGCGTGCTGCTCCTGCGCCCAAGGCTGTCAAGGCTGCTGCTCCGGTGGCAGTCGAAGCCGAGGAAGACGAACCCGCCCCGAAGAAGGTTGTTAAGAAAGCCGATCAACCTCCGAAGGGCAATAGTTTGGATGCATTGGTCGCCGGTTGGGACGACGAGTAAAGTGGGTCCGGGGTGCGGAGACGCACCCCTCCTTTTCCTCAAACCTCAACCACTGCGGACATGCAAACCCAAGACTTCCTCAATACTGTATTGGGGAGCGACGGCTACATCTGCATCTTTGGTGCCAACGCCGAGAAGAAGCGGGTTGTTCAGAAGTTGTATCCCACTATCGACGCAGCGGCAGCGGCGGCGACGAATCTTCAAGAAGAAGGGTTTGATGCCTACTTTGGTCTGGCGACCTTTGCGACTGACAAGTCACGCAAGGCCGAAAACGCCAAGCACCTGAAGTCTTTTTTCCTCGACATCGACTGCGGCCCTCACAAGAGTGCAGCAGAAGGTTACCCGGGGGGACAGACCGATGGTATTGCTGCGTTGCGGCGTTTCGCTCAGACGGTAGGGCTACCTCGCCCAGTCATCGTCAACTCAGGCCGTGGACTGCACGTCTACTGGCCCATGACAGAAGTTGTTCCTGTAGAGGAGTGGCTTCCTGTTGCCGAACGACTCAAGGCGTTGTGCGTCAAACACAACCTGATTGCTGACCCCGTTGTCACGGCAGACGTAGCACGGGTACTTCGCGTACCGGGTACGCGCAACTTCAAGGACATCCCACCTAGACCTGTAAACCTGATTGGCGGTCTGTCACCCGCTACCGAGTTTGCAGAGTTCAAGAAGATCCTTGAGCGCGATGCACCGATCCTGCGCGTAGTCCCACCGCCCAAAACCCAAACGTCCTCGGCTGACGACGACCTAACCTCAGCCATCCTTGGTAACTATCGCAACGTCTTCCGCACCATCATCATGAAGACAGCCGCAGGGCGCGGCTGTGATCAGATTCGGCACATCATCGAAGATCAAGCGACGATGAGCGAGCCGATGTGGCGCGGTGGCTTGTCCATTGCAAAGTTTTGCGTGGACTCCGAACGTGCCGCCCACAACATATCAGCGAAGCACCCAGGCTACGACCCCGACGAGACGGCACGCAAACTGGATCAGATCAAAGGGCCGTACACCTGCGAGACATTCGACAAGTTGAACCCTGGGGTCTGCGCGAAGTGCCCCAACAAAAACAAGATCAAGAGCCCCATCGTACTGGGCCGAGAGGTTCAGGAGGCGACAGAAGAACAGAGCATTGTGGAGGACGTTCCCGAGAACGCACCTTCATCTGGCAAGCAGACCTATGTGATCCCTGGTTACCCCCGTCCTTTTTTCCGGGGGGTCAACGGCGGCGTGTTCAAGCGCACCAAAGACAAGCAGGGTGATCCGATTGAGATACCGATCTACCACAACGATCTGTATCTTGTTCGCAGGCTCAGTGACCCTGAGATTGGAGAAGCAGTAGTTGTCCGGTTGCATCTTCCCCGGGACGGAGTGCGCGAGTTCACCGTGCCGTTGGCGTCGATGCTCTCCAAAGACGAGTACCGCAAGCACATGGCAATGCACGGCGTAGCCGTGGTCAAGATGGATGAACTGATGGCATACACAACCGCTTGGGTAAACAAACTTCAAAGTGAAGCCGGGGCCAGTATGGCGCGGCGTCAGTTTGGTTGGATCGACAAAGACCTGACCGCCTTCGTGGTGGGGGACAAAGAGATCTATGGCAGTCACGTAGAGCACAACCCACCATCCAACGCTACGCTGAGGATGATCCCCATGATGCACCCACGAGGTACGTTAGAGGGGTGGAAGCGGGTGGCCGAGTTCTACAACCGACCCGGCATGGAGATGCACCAGTACGTGCTCGGCCTGTCCTTTGGCTCACCCTTGGTGGCCTTCAGTGCAGACGGCGCGGCTTTGTTCCACATGTTCAGTAAGGACACCGGACTCGGCAAGACGACTGCCATGCGGGTAGCCAACAGCGTCTGGGGTGACCCAGGCGAGTTGATGTGCCAGGAGCGGGACACCTACGCCACCAAGATGAACCGTGCGGAGGTGTTCAAAAACATCTTCCTGTCCATCGACGAGTTGACCAACATCCAGCCGAAAGAAGCGAGCGACTTCCTGTATCAGTTGACAGGCAAGAAGCAGCGCAACCGGATGGGCGCTGTGGGCAACGTCGAGCGGTTCCGGGGCGAGGGGTGGAAACTCAACGTCACAAGCACAGGCAACTCAAGCCTGCTGTCACGGGTGCTGATGTACAAGGCTATGCCCAAAGCCGAGAGCGTTCGCGTCATCGAGACTCCCGTACAGGCGTACAAGTTTGATAGCAAGAGCGAGACCGACGAGTTCAACTACCAACTGGAAGAGCACTACGGTCACGCCTGCATCCCC